ATTAATTTTATGCTACGAGGATTTGAAATGAATAAATACAGATGTGAATCAGTAAGACTATGCAGGTATTTGTATAGTCTTGGCTTTGACAAACAATCAATTGAATATAACGACCAAGAAGCTTGGTTATTTGATAAATCCAATGAATTACAAGAATCATTGGATTTTTATTTTTCTATGCGAAAAAAACTTAAAGAACTTAGATTAAATATTAAGGGAGCGAATGATAATGTTAACAGAAAGACAACTCTATTTTTGGACTGAAGATGAAGATAATTATATAAAAGAAAATTATATGAAAATGTCTGATAAAGAAATGGCAAGTAATCTTCCAAATAGATCTGAAAGATCTGTAAGAACAAGAAGAAATATTTATAAACTTATTAGACCAAAATCTAGGGTAAAAAAAGAATGTATTAATGTAGGAAGAAATAAAGTAACATTTTCTGATGTGCAAAATTTATTTAAAGAAAAAGGTTACGAATTACTTTCTACATCAGATGAATATCAAAATCAAGGATCAAAATTAAGATATATTTGTCCAAAGCATAAAAATATGGGAGAATTAGCCATAAGTTATGGACATTTAAAAGATGGCAGAGGATGCAAATATTGTGGACGTGAAAGTGCAGCAAAGAAAAGAAGTTCAAAAATTACGCCAGATGTAATTGAAACAGATAAATATTTGTGTGAAGTTCATAATTTTGAATATCTCGATATAGAAAAAGTAAATGGAAAATATCATATAAGATTTATCTGCAATAACCATAAGGATCTTGGTCCACAATTAATGACACGAGGCAATATGAATAGAGATGAAATAAAAGGTTGCCAGTATTGTTGTGGAAAAAATTATCCATCGTGGTATATAAAACAGGAAATTGAAACAAAATATCCTGAATATGAAGTGATATCAGAGTATAGCGGTATGAACAAAACATTAAAATGTTATTGTAAATTGCACAAGCTTGAATTTGAACATGATGCCAAATATATATTATACGAGGGACAAGGATGTTCAGAATGTTCTCATATGCGTCGAAGTAATGCATTTCGTTTATCTAATGAAGAAATTATTGAACGTGTTCATGAAGCCAATCCAGATATTGAAATTGCAGACATTAATACATATAAAAGTTTTTACGATCCACTATTATTTCGTTGTAAAAAATGCGGTGAAGAGTGGTATTCTACATTCGGTAATTTAACAATAAATAAATCAAGGTGTCCATATTGCTCAAGAAGCATAAGTAAAGGTGAAGAAAAAATAATTTCATATATGCAAAAAGCTAAATTAAATTATTATCCACAATATGCGTTTCCAGATTGTAAATATAAAAATCCATTAAAATTTGATATGGCAATACTAGATAGTGATGATCAATTACTTGGATTAGTTGAATATCAAGGAGAACAACATTATACACCTATTAAATATTTTGGAGGAGAAGAACAATTAAAAGAAAATAAATTACGTGATTCAATTAAGCGAAAATATTGTATTCAAAACAATATACCATTATTGGAAATTCCTTATTGGGAATATAATAACGTAGATTTAATACTAGAAGAATTTATTAAAAAAATAGCATAAAAAATTAATTATAAAATCATCTAAGGTGTTGCGTACCTTAGAAAATATAAATGTGGGAAGAACAGAAGTTCGGTTGCTGCAGCCATCCTCCAAAATTATCAGCTTTTAGATCAGGTCGAAGAAACTTCGGCTCACAGCGAAGGCAGCGCTGATGAAGAGCTTCAAAAACAATTAGAAAGCACTGAATCAAAGCTGAATCAACTTAAGAATCAGCTCCAAGAGCTTGCAACAGTAACTATCAACTCAGATATGTTTAAAGGCGTAATAGATACAGCAACCGCCTTTCTTAACATCGTAACTCAGATCCTGGATAAACTTCCACTGCTCTCAACAGCAATCGGTGGTCTTGCAGGACTTAAACTTTCAAAAGCAGGTCTGGGTAAACAGCTTAACATAAACAATAAAGCTAGTTTCAATTCAAAATTTTATCGTAGTTAAGATGCCCATTTGATATGCTGCTGTCATAATCGCGACAGTTAGTATAGAACTTGTTCAAGATGGTGATTCGACACCTATTGACAGACCTTTAGCCATAGAGCTATAAAGCCGAATATCGGAGGAAGCCGTAATCCACATCACTGTGGTACCTTAGTTCTGAAAATGAATGAAAGGGATATATTGAAGATGGTAGTTCCGACACGTTAGCAAACACATATGTTTAAATTTACAAAAGTGGATGATAAATTCACGAATAAAACACAATTATAACAGGAAGAAAGAAATAGAGAGCAGAAAGTTGCTACTAACAACTCTCACTCTCTTAAAAGACTAAAAGGAGATTACAAAAATATGAACTAAACTATTTATTATTTTGGGTGTCATCCTTATAGAATTCTCCAGACATGTCAAATCCTTTCAGGAATCCAAAATGGATGTGAAAGTTTTTCATGTTCTTAGATGGTATTCTGCGGATTAGCGACCATAGGATTAATAATCCTACAAGAGTTAAAACGAATAGAAATACATCTTCCATATCTCACCTCCTTCCTGTACGAAAGTATCAAGAAAGAGATTTGATGTTGGGAGAATCCCATAGAAATGAATATAATATTTAGAGTACTTCATTTTAGACAATCTCATTTCTGGTACAAATTGCGTACCAATAATTCAATACTACATGACGACTGTCAGATATACTGTCGTGCAACGGATCATAATGTAGAACTGTGATCACAAGTATATCTGACTTTGATTGTAGTATAATTGTCTATTTTTGTAAATCCAGAACATATGTGTTTTCATGTAAAAGTGTAGTTTTACAGTTAACGTGCGAGAGGCTGACAAGGCGTATTATGTGTGACGTTACAACATATAGTACAATATACAGTCCAACCAGGGAAAGCCTGGGTAGCATGATGGGTCGAATAGTATAGATAGAACCGTGAGGTTACTACTCTCCTACTACCTGAAATGCACTAACTGCACACATTCACCACGGCTTGCAAACGTGGTGTTTTTATTATTTTATTGAAAAAGAAGGTGAAGATTTTTATGCATATAAAAATTTTTGATTGTGATATTTTCATTGATACTCACGAAATATCAATAAGTGATCATTCTGGTGAAAGCAGTTATAATTCATTTAATAAAAAACCTATTGACACATGTGTTATTAAAGAAATTATAGAAGAACACTTATTATTTAATACTTCCAAAAGATTTAATGATCTTATTACTCAAGGCGAAGGTTTAATTGCGTAATTTCAGAATTAACAGCTGGGTTAACTTTTGAACATTCGATTATACAATTTTTCATACTTTTAATAACTACGTCAAAATTTTCTTCATTTTTATCTAATTTAAATCCACATGTTAAATCTCCAATATATACAGAACGTGCAGATGATAAATTAGCCTTCCAAGTATTTCCATTTCGATTTACTATAGTATAAAGGTGAGGTTCTTTATTTTCATCGAATCCGGCAATAAGAAAATGCATTTCCCCTATTGTGTCGGACTGATTTTCTTTTAGAAATTTATAACTTTCATCACGAACTTTATTTACATCCCAATCGTAAAAGTTAGGAAATTCTTTCTGTAAATGGTTATACAAAGGTTTCATTTTATTTAAATCACCGGCAAATCCAATTAATGTATAGTTATTTTTCTTCTTTATTTTTGAAATATTATCATAAACAACAGAATTATCTTCAGAATTAACCCATCTTGAGTCCGAACAAGCAGAAATTCTTTTTCTATCTTTAGATATAGCAGCAATAACTAAGCTCATATTATGCACTCTCCTTATTTTCCAGGTTTCCAAGAATATCCGCAGTTAGCACACCTATTGACAGTTTTATTAGAACCAAGGAAACCTGTAATCAGACTGTATCCTCTTTGACCTGTAGTAATTTGTGTGCTACCACATTTAGGGCAACGAACGGTATTTTTCTCTTCTTCCTCTGCCCTCTGCTGTGCTAAATACTCGTCATATCTTTTCTGCGATTCCTCTTCGGCTTTAGCGTTAACAGCATTCATTTGGTTGGTGTATTGAATAATGTCGCTCTTTTTAAGGTCAATCATGGCTAATAGAAAATCGACATTATAGTTCCCGAATTCTGTAATACGGTCAAATTCCTTTATTCCATCTAGTCCAGTGTCTGTCATTTCAGTTTTGCAGTTTGGACATATTTTATTATCTTCTTTTTCAAATACAACACCTCTATATTTTTCTGGATACATAAAAGATTCTGCATATGCCCTTGCGTTTGTAAGTTGCTTTTTATTATCTTCCAAGCATTTTCTACAATATAAAATTTTATCCATTTTATTTGCCCTCCACATAACATAGTTATATATTGCAAGTATATCATTATGTTTATTATTTTACAATGATCTTTAACTACGATAAAGAAACAGGCTCATTAAATAATGGAGAAAATCTAAGTAATTTAAAGCAAGAAATTGTAGATTTCTTCACTAAAAAGCAGGATATTGTTAAGCCGTATTCACTTACCAAAGGAGATAATGACTTTTTTGCAGCATATAAAACAAAAATCACTCCAGATGAAATAAATTCAAATAGTGAAAACGCTATAGAGCTTACAAAAAAACTTGCCAATCAATATTCTGATTGTGCAGGAGCAATTGAAAAAATTATTGAAGAAGAAGGTCTTTTAGGGGTTACAGAATCTAACCTAGCTAAAGCTCAATCCACAACAATCCAAGGTGTTACAAAATTCAGAGCTGCTTTAACTTCTGTAGGAAGTGTTATTAAGTCAGTTGGTGCTTCAATGCTTAATATGGGAATCGCTATGGTTGCATCCTGGGCGGTCGGTAAGATAATTGAAGGACTTATTGATCTTGCACATTATGACGAGAATATTATTAAAGCAGGTCAGGAAGCAAAAGAGTCTATTGATAATACTTTTAACAGCTTTGAAGAAGGTCAACAGAAGGTAACAGATCTTGCCACAAAATTTGCTGATTCTACAGATCAGATTAAAACAACTGGTGATGCAATTGATCAGGTGGCAGAAAAGTATACAGAATTACATAAAGGTGTCGTAGGAAGCACAAATGAGAATCGTTCATTATCATCTGAGGATTACCAATCTTATCTTGATATCTGTAATCAGTTAGCTGCACAATTTCCACAATTAGTTTCCGGATATGATGCCCAGGGTAATGCTTTATTGAATCTTGGTTCAAATGCAGATTCTGCTGCTGATAGTATTCGAAATTTGTATAATGCCCAAATGCTATCCGCCAATGTTGAAATTGGAGAAAACTTACAAGACACATATAAAGGGACTATAACGCAAGTTGAACAATACAATGGGCAGATTAGTGATTTAAAAGAAGAAAATGAGAAATTGCAAGCCGAAATGGATGAGTATACTGGCACTAATAATGGCGAAAGTATATTTACATTTGGTTCTAAAAAGTTAAACGTTGATAACAGAAAGCTCACAGGGGAGCAAATAAAATCAATTAATAATGCTTTGCATGAATTTGCTGGTGATGAATATTCAATGCAAGGCTTATCTGACGGAACAACTGTTGTAGATGGCTTGGAGGATCTTTCAAAAGAAAAGATTCAGCAATTAAATAATGCATTTTCAGAAGCTATGAATGTTTCTTATGACACTGAAATTAAAGGACTTCGGGCACAAATTAATGCAAATAAATCTAAATCTTCTTCTATTGATTTATTAATTAAAGACCAGTGGAATAGTATGGCTAATTCACTTGGTAATTACCTTCAAACATCCGAAGTATTTTCTGGTCTTGATTCTAATCTTCAAAATGCCCTTCTTGGTCACTTAACAGATATTGATCTAACTCCATTAAGTGAAAAATATGATGGATTGGTTCTACCATTCTTATATGGTGAATTTATAGAGCCAATGAACTCATTAGAACCAGAAGCTCAAGACTCCTTATCTAAATTACTCACACTTGATACTTCAAAATTAAAGCAGAAGGAATATTATGATCAAGTTCATTCTTTAATTGAAGAGTTATTCCCAGATGATAAAGATACACAAAACCAATGGCTAAAAGCATTAGGATTATCAGATGTAATTACCACAACCTCTACTGAAATGGGTAAAATTAAAACTGCATTTAGAGGTAAAATATCAGAAGAATTAATAGATGCATTATCTATTGATGATATTAATATTGGTGCTCAACTCATAGGTGATGGTTTTGATGTAGAGTCAGGTATTGAGGGCTGGAATAAATTCCTTGCAGCTATAGAGAAAACTAAGAAAGCTGCCGCAGAAGCAAAATCTGATACAACCCTTGCTTCTCTCCTATCCGATACAAGTGATGATGGTTTATCTAAGAATGTTGATACTTTCCAGTCTGATATCTCATCAATTCAAACAACAATGCAGTCTCTTAAAACAGGTGACTTCAAGGAATCCGATTTAACAGACCTCATGCAGCAGTTCCCTCAATTAGTAGGACAAACTGATGATTTACAGACAGCACTTGGAAAAATAAGAACAGACAAGGTAAAATCATTATTTAAGGATATTGACAGTAGTCTTGAAAATGCTTCAGATAAAGAATTGCAGAATGCGAAAGCTTTCAAGCAGAATCTTCTTAAATCTGTAGATTTTACTGATATGGAAGTTAGTGATATTCAAGAAGCATTAATTGAACCATTCTCGCAAATTGTTGGTAGCGCTTCCGATAGTTTATTATATTCTCAGATCAATGGATTCTTAAGCAAGTATGCAACTATGCTCAATACTGGTACTGGTCGAGATGCATTTTACAAAGCAATGCTTATCGATCCAGAGCTGTTTAAAAAAAATCAAGAAGAAGTTACTCAAGCTTGGAAAGACAATCTCCCAACAGCTAAAGACATCATCCAAAATACCGACATCCAATCCCAGCTCACAGATTATCAGGATAAATATCAGTCACTCTATCAAGCTCAAAAAGATCTAAAGAACGGTCTTATGACTGGTTCTACAAAAAAGACATTCCTGGATAAATTCCCAGATCTTGCAAAATATGCAGGAAATACAGAAGACCTCTCTTCTGCTATTGATGATCTGATGGATTCTATGGACAGTGATGTAACTAACCAGTTTACAGATGCTATTAAAGCTCTTCAGGATGCCGGACAGTATGCAGATGCAAGTGCATTACAATCTTATGTTGAAGCTGTTTTAGATGGTGCCCATGATATCGAGGGTGCTTATCAAAAAATCGCAGGTCTTAAAATCCCTACACCTCAGTATGCAGAACTTAAAGAGGCTCTTGAATCTTCAAACGAGGGTGATCTTTACAACGAACTTCTCTCTCAGTATAAAACCGCAAAAGAGGCATGGGAAAAAGGTGAAGTTGGTACAGATGACTTTAAGTCTTTTGCTTCTATTATTTCTCCTACAGGTGTATCTGATGCAGTAAACTTTGGTGAGAATCAGGCAATGTTTGAAAGATACTTCCAGGATACATCTACTGGTGTTGAAAATTTCCTAGAAGATCTACAGAAGCTTGACCTTGCTTCTAATGAAAGTGGTCATTGGACCAGTACATTAGGAAATAACCTTGATGAAATGCGAGACGCTGCACAGAGACTTAATATGGGCTTTGAACCATTTATGATGATGTTTGGTCGTCTCGAAGATTATGGTGCTACTACTGACTTCTTCACTACGGAAGAGGATGGGCAACAGCATTTATCTGATCTCTATCAGCAGATTGCAGAAAAGAAACAAAAACTTGCAGAAATTAAAGCAGATCCGGATTTAGCTGGAGATCAGTCTGCTATTGATTCTCTCAATAAAGATTTAGATGAACTTTATGCGAGAGTAGAAAATACAAAAACTGGAATTGAAGAGCTTCCAGATAAAGCAACTTATTATGAAGCAAAGAATCTCGAACAGGCTAAATCAGTTATCACTCAGATGCAGGATGAAATTAATCAGGCAGCTGCAGAAGGAAATGATGAATTAGTCAAAATTCTTGAAAAAACTCGTGATCAATATTTAAAAGAAAACGGATATATTCTTAAAGAACAGCCACAAGGTCAAACTCAGCAAGGGACTATTGAAAATCCGTTAGCAAGAGAATTCACAAATCCAACTAAATTTGGTGATTATGAGACAGTCATCAAGAAGATTCAGAATGCGACAGATGAACAAACATCTTCTCTTGAGGAAAATCTTAAAGTATTAAGCCAATATTCTGAATCTCAGCTCAGTGGAATAAATTTATCCGATGGACAGTATGATGCCGGTTTTGAGGATGCTGAACAAGCACTTGACAACCTTTCTAGCACATTTGGTCTTACAAAAGATCAAGCGGTACAGTTAGCAGCTGTTCTTTCTGATATGGGGCTGATCAAAGCAACTCCTAAAGTTGACTTAACTACAGTTCAGGATCAGATTGATAATGCAAAAGATGAGTTACAGGATAGTAATATTACTGTTGATTTAAATTTTGATATTTCTACTTCTAGTAAAGAAGAACTTCAAAAAAAGAGTCAAGAAATTCAGGAAGAGTTAAATAACAATACATCTCTTTCTGATTCTCAGAGAGTATCTTTACAGGGAGTAAAAGATTCTGTTGATAACCAGGTTGTTACGCTTACAGTACAGGAAAAAGTTGAAAAAGATGGTGATGTAGACGAGCTTCTTGCAATGGATGATCAAACACTTGCCACAACACTTGACCTTGATGTTAATAATGCTGACCAATTATCAACAGCTAGGGATGAGCTACAATATATTAAAGACAATCAAGATGCTCAGATTGATATGACTGTTAAACTGGATGAGACACAGTTTAATCAGTTATTAGGTGACGGTGAGAACGCTTCTATTGATGTTACAGCAAACAATGAAGAAGCAAAAGAAAAGATAGATGAAGCTAAGAACTATGCAGAAAGTCAGAAACCTCAAATGAAAATTGATGGCAACAATGATCCTGCTATCAATAAAGGTACTTCTGCTACTCAGATGATCAACAACATGACTGGAATTATTAAGGTTAATGCTGACACATCTGGTATGGCAAGTACTATTAATTCTGAATTGTCAAAGCCTCATACTATCAATATTTCCGCAAATGTTTCTACGCATGTTAGTGGTGGAACAGGTAAGTCTACAGGAACTATGATTCGTGTCGCTCATGCCGATGGAACTGCTTATAATGTTATCAATTATACTCCTGCTCATGCAAGCGGAAATGTAACACTTTCACATGATGAAACTGCTTTAGTTAACGAAGAAGGCATTGGCGCTGAATCAATTGTGCGTGATGGTAAATGGATGATTATTCCTGGTGGTGCACATTTTGAAAATCTAAAAAAAGGCGACTTAATCTTCAATAAAAAGCAGACATCCGAGCTTATCAATTCAGGACATGTTACATCTGGAGGTGGACATGCTAGAGCTTATGCAAATGGTACTATTGGTGCTTATGCAGGAGGTAATTCTGGTGTTTATTTAAACTGGGATAAAAATCGTACTCAAGTTGGCAATCAGTCAACCTCATCTTCCTCCAATTCCACAACTACCGATAAAAATACAACTTCTGTTAAGAAAAATACAGACACCGTAAATGACAATACCGAAAAGGTAAAGAAATCTACTAAGGTATATGACTGGGTAGAAATCCGTATTAAACATTGGTCTGATCAGGTTCAAAAAATCGCTGATAAAATCACTGATTATATTAAGAAGTCACTTAAAACATCTTTGCTCAAACAGCAAATTCGTAAGATGAACTATGAGATTGGGTCTAATCAGAAAGGTGCAAAAACCTATATGAAAAAGGCTAACTCTATAGCAAATGAGTACACTTATTATAATAGCGATGGAGAAGAGATTAAAACCAATGTACCAAAGAAATATCAGAAACTTGTACAAAAAGGTGCTTACCGTATTGAAGATATGGACACTTCAACAGATCAGGGTAAGGCTCTGGCAGAGGCTATCGATCAGTATAAGACATATTACGACAAGGCACAGGATTGTAAACAAGCTGTTGTTGATCTGAAAAAAGAGCAAATGGAATTGTTTGAGCAATGGGCTAATATGCCAACTGAAACAGCAGAGCAGAAATTGGAACGTTTACAAAACGGATTTAATGGATTGAATGCAACTCAGTCAAGGTTATCTGCTGTTCAGACAGGTGGATCAACACAAAAAGCTATAGCAGACGCTGCTACTGCAAGTTACGAATCAGCACAGGTAGTTACAGAAAAAGCACAATCAAATCTTGACACAGCAACTGCGAAAGCAGATAAGGCAACTACAGCTGTAAATAGAAAGAAAAAAGCACTTCTTAAATCAAAAGGTCTTACGAATGAGCAGAAAAAAGCTATTAAATCCGGAAAGACTATTGATACCAGTAAGATTACTAACAAGACTACGAAGAAACGTGCCGAAGAGTATAATTCTGCAGTTAAAAATAAAAAGAAAGCAGATTCTAAAAAGAAAACGGCTCAGACTAAATTTAACACTGCAAATAAGAATTCTTCATCTCTTAAGACAGATGCAGAAACAGCAATCGCCGGATATCAGGAAGGAAACGAACTTTCCTATATGGATTCCTTAACTGATCAGAATGTGACACAGACAAAGCAAGCTGCAGATATTAACAACAAGGCTTGGGAGGAAACTAAGAAAAATCTTAACGCACAGGAGAAAGCCAAGAAACAAGCAGACGATAAGGTTAGTAAAAAAGCTAAAGCTATTAAGAAAAAGTTTGGTAGTAAGCTGAGTGATAATCAGAAAAAGAAATTAGCAGCAGGTAAAGAAATAAATGTCGATAAGATAAAAGACAAGTCTCTTAAAAAGGCTCTTACAGCATATAATAAATATGTTACTACTGCAGCCGAAACAGAACAGAAATTAAATATTGTCACAGATGCAGAATCAACAGCGGCAGCTAATGCAGCGGAATCACAGACAGAAGCAGCTAAAGCCACAGTCGAAGCTATTCAAAGTAAATTTGATAATGCGAAGACGTATTATGAAGGATTGTTAGGATATCAGGAAAAGTATAATGAAATGGAAGAAGCAAACATTGATTTATACAATGCTCATGGAAATTATGAGCGTTCTTCTGATTATGAGATTAAGATCTCAAATACTGAAAGTCTGAGAAATATCGCACAGGATAAAGTTGATGAACTTGAGAAAAGACTCCAAGAAGGTGTTGACAATGGCACAATTGTAGAAGGATCTCAGGAATGGATTAATATGAAATCCGAGATTATAGAAGCAAAAAAAGCTGTAACCGATTACGACACAAGTATTGAAAATCTGAAACAGCAACAAATTGGTGTTTATTATGAAGAACAGTTTGATCGTGCAATAGAGAAAATTGATCAGTTCAAGGACCGTCTTGATACACTGAACGAAATTATCTCTGATGATATGAAAGTTGATAAGAATACTGGACTACTTACAGAATTGGGAGCTACTTCTGTAATGTTGAATAGAAATCAGTTTTCTGCAAATCAGAAAGAAATACAAAAGCTTCTTGAAAAAGAAAATGATGTGAAAAAACGATACGCTAATGGCGAAGATATGTCTTCTGAATTTGGCGAAAAGACTTATGATGAATATATAAAAGACATTCAGTCTAAATATAATTCTTTAATTTCATCAAATAGTTCTCTTCAAAATGATATGCTCTCTCTTGTCAAAAATCAGGCTCAAGCAGAACTTGATGCTCTTAATAAAGTAATATCTAAGCGTAAGGAAGCCCTTTCCGCAAAGAAAGACTATTACGATTACGATAAAACTTTAAAGGATAAGACTAAAGACATTCAGATCCTTGAACGTCAAGCGGCAGCTCTCCAGGGTTCAACAAACGCTGAAGATAAAGCACGTTTGGCAAAGATCCAGGAACAATTATCAGATGCAAGAGAAGATCTTTCTGATACTATGACAGACCATGCTTTCAGTATGCAAAGTGATGCGCTTGATAAATTATCCTCAGATATGAGTGATGATTTTGACAAATGGTCTAACGACATAAGCTCTAACGTAGAGAAAATGAGTAAAGCTATTAATGAAGCAGTTTCAAATTCTGCTCTTAGTAATGCGCAGGTTCTCAATAATCTTTCTACTATTCTGAAAAATGTTGGATTAACAGATGAGCAGGTTAACTCTACATTATCAGGACTTACCGGTTATGCTTCCGGAACTGACTATGTTCCAAAATCTGGTATGTACAGAGTTAACGAAAATGGAATGGAATCTGTACTGTCAAGAAAATACGGTACTCTCACATTCTTAAATCAGGGCGATAAAGTATTTACAGCAGACTTCACCAAGAGACTTATTGATAATGCAGGTATTGCCACACAGAGTAGTCAACCACAATTTGGCGAGATGTATAAGGAACTTATGAATGCGATTACCAACACAAACAATCAGTCTTATGAACATAGTACAGTTTACAATATTGTTGTAAATGAAGCTACTGATGCAAACGCAGTAGGTGATATTGTCGTTAAGAAGATCGATGCATACGAAAAGAAGCGTGTAAGAGATTTTAAGAGTCTCAGATAAACACAGGATGGCGTAGTGTCACAGCTACGCTCTCTTTTATTAATTTTGAACAGAGGTGCAATTATGTATGTAAAATTTTTTGATTGTGAATTATTTATTGATTCACATGAAATAAAAATAAAAAATAAAAGAGGAAGTTCCGGACAATCTTATGGCGAACATTTTATTCCACCAAATAATGTAAAGGATCTCGTTGAGGAATTTCTAGTTCCAACTGTGTATCAACATAAGTGTATTGAAGAACTTATGAAAAGAAAACCAGATCCTAACATTAAGTGGTAGGCGATATATTTTCATTAGCAGTAACCGTACCATTAATTGATGAATCTGTTCTAGCTCTTTCTTCAATCATTTTTGCAATTTTAAATTTGATTGCTTTAATATCATCATTTTCTTTATCAAAATTTAATAAACAATCCAAATCTCCTATAGAGACAGTTCTTTCTTTAAAATAGTCATAGTTGCCAATAGCTGTTTCACTAGCTCCAATAACATACAAATGTGGATTATTATTACTATCATAACCGGCAGCTAAAAAATGTAAATCACCTTTTTCATTTTTATAATTTTCTTTTTCGTATTTTAAAGCTTCTTTATAGATGCTATCAACATCCCATTTACTGTAGTCAAGATGAACTAAATTTATATGTATTCTTAAAGGTGTTATTTTTGTATCGTGACCAGCAAAAGCAACAATTAAAGAATTGTTAAATTTAAAGACTTTTCTTGTATCTTCTGTAAGAACTTCATTAGTTATTGGATTTACAGATCTTCCTTCTCCGTACACAATAATATCATTATCTTTTGAGATTGCAGCAATTACTAGACTCATCTTCTCTCCCATCCTTCAAACAAATCTATATATAAAATCCATTATGATTCAAGTAATAATTTTTGTCAATAATAGTCTGAATAGAAAGTAGGTGATTAATATGGCTATATTTGGCTCTTCTTTTACATATAACGGAAAATCTTCCGATGATTTTGGAGTTATTATTTGTGCCTCTGAACAGCCAGAATCAATTCCAATGGGATTAACAAGAGAAATTTTAAAAGGTGAAATTACAAGCAGACGACCTGTATCAAATTGGTATAATACAAAATATTCAGATGTACTTACATTTGAAGTAACAATTACCAAACCTGAAAATCGTGCTTTTTCAAGAGAAGAAGTTAGAGATATAAACGCCTGGTTAACAGGACCACGTACACCTACTCTTCTATTTTTTGAAGATGAAGCTTTTGACCCTATTAATTATTATGGAGTTTTTACAGATGTAACTAACGTATATGGCAGTGGTGTTTTAATGCTTACATATACATTTACTGCAGATTCCCCATATGGATGGAGTAACGAACGTGAGTTTGCTTACAACAACTTAGAGAATTGTTTACTTACAGTAAATGATAAAAATGTATCTGTAAACAATAAAAATGTTGAGGTGACAATTCAAAACGCAGAATTATTTGAAGTGAACAATGATACAGATGAGATTGGTGATTTTACATATCCGTTAATAGCAATTTATTCTTATGCAGGTACGCAAATTACAATTGATAATTATTCCGAAATTTCTACTGATGATTTATTAAGTCATAGTCTTACTCTTACAATTCCAAATGCAATTGATTACACAAATCCACTTTATATAGATTCAAAAAATCATAAAATTTATTATTACAGTAATACAAAGAAAAAGAATATTCCGGTTCAATTATCCGATCTTGGGGTTACATCTGACAACCTTACAAATTTAGATAATGGTAGTTTGGGATTATATTGGGTTAGGTTAGTTCCTGGTGTAAACAAATTTAAAATAACAGGTGGATGCAGTATTAAAATGACATTCAGATGCCCAAGAAAGGTAGGTGCCTATTAATGAATTTTAATTACGACTATTTTGGGCTTGCTGAACCGGCTCGTTTTTATTTATGCAAAACAGATAATACAATAATCTGTGAATTAAATGGAATTGATCTTCAATCTGTCAGTTATACGAAACAGCTTAATAATTTTGATACTATCCAGTTTGATGTACATAGATATGTGAACTGCGAAGAATCTAATGGATATGACATGCTTGACGAGGCAATGTACATATTTGTTGATGGAATTGGATATTTTCGTATGTCCTATCCGGAAGTTTCAAATGATGGATTTGATGAATATAAATCAATATTTGCACAATCATGCGAATGCGAACTTGCATTAAAAACCCTAAAAAACTTTAAGATTAATACAGGTGAAACAGATAGCTATGAATATTTAGCACCTGGAAATGTAGAAGAAACAGATGAAGGTGTTAAGATTGCGAAGAAGAGCATTACCTTGTATGATAAAAATAATCCTAATTTATCATTACTTGATATAGCTCTTAGTAAAGTATCTGGATGGAAAATCGGAATAGTAGATCAGACTGTTGCGATTACAACAATCGAAGAGCCTACAGTTAATGAAGATGGATCGGTTACTACAAAAACAGTAACTTCTGCATCAAAAAGAACATTTGATATAGACAGTAAAAGTGTATATGCTTTTTTGACTCAAGATGTATCGAAGAAATTTGAGTGTATATTTGAGTTTGATATTATAAAAAGAGAAATCAATGTTCGTGATGTAGATACTTATGGGAAAGATTCTAATGTATTCATATCTTATAGAAATCTAATTCAAGAATTGAACTACTCTCCTGCGCAAGAAAATAATATCCTTACAAGGTTTGATGTTCGTGGAGCTGATGATCTTACAATTGATGCAGTAAATTTTGGAACATCTACTATTGAAGATTTATCTTATTATCTTAATACAAAACACCATGTAAGTGACGATTTAGTTGACCATTATAATAAATGGCTAAAAGCAATTGAGGAAGCACGTAAGAAATATATGTACTACAATCGTCAGTACAATATATTGATGGAAAAACGTGATGAAGTAAATAACCGTGTTCCAAATGATGGGTTAAATAATAATTGGAAGCAGTTTACTGTTGAGGAATTGGAAACTATCAAGAAAAAATACACTGGTTACATGAGTGCTTTAAAAGATAAGGATCTTGGATATTGGG